CTGGACACAGGCCATGTATGGCACTGTTGAAGGCGTTCGGATCGACTATTCTTCCGATGCCACTCTGACTTCTGGTGCAACCACCATCAATCTGTTTCAGCAGAATATGTTCGCAGTCAGAGCAGAGGTCGAGGTCGGTTTCCGTGCCGATGTCGCTTGCTTCAACCGTCTGACCGATTGATGTTAAAGATGATCAATCGCGTGACTGGTTCTGTCATGTGGGTCACGGAAGAGCGGAAAGATGAATATCTGGCGGCGGGTCATAAACTTGCCGCCGAACCCGCTCCCGCAAAAGAACCGAAGGAACGCAAGACGAAGGAGAAAAAGAAATGAGTTACGCCACAGTCAATGATGTCCAGATGAGAATGCTTCACACCATGACAGCAGATGAACAGGCCGTCTGTGAAACCTATTTGGAAGATGCGGCGGTCTATCTTGATACCATCGCCCCGGATGCGAACGACAATGCAAAGAAAATCGTTTCGTGCAACATCTGCGCCAGGTTGTTCGGCGTGGCTGTTGACATCCCGGTCGGCGCGACACAGGGATCAATGTCTGGCCTCGGCTATGCTCAGTCATGGACAATCAGCGGCGGCGGATCGACAGGCGAAATCTATCTCAGCAAGTGGGACAGGCGGCTGTTAGGCATCGGCAACAAGATCGGCTCAAGATCACCAGTGGAGGATTTGACACATGAAAGGGACAACAGTTCAGCTTCAGATTGACAGCATCCCGGTTGTGGACGAATTCGGAACTGAGATCGAAAGTCAGACTTTTGTTGATGTCGAAGATGTGTTAGTCGGACAGCCATCAACGGATGATTACACATCGTCCGTGAATCTGTACGGAAAGCATATCGCATATATGCTCGGCATCCCGAAGGGTGACACGCACGATTGGAAAAACAAGATCGTGATCATCTGGGGGAAGAAGTTCAGAACATTCGGCGATCCCATGACCGGGGAAACAGAAAACATTCCCCTGCGTTGGGGACAGAATGTCAGAGTGGAGGCTTATTCATGATTGAAAAGATAATTCTTGATTATTTGAATGAGGCTCTGGACACTTGCCGGGCATATATGGAGAGGCCGAAGGAAAGACCAGGTCGGTTTGTTCTTGTTGAGATCACAGGTCAGCGCAAGGTTGAAAACATCTATTACACCACAGTTGCCATTCAGAGTTATGCGGAATCACTTTACTATGCCGCAGAACTTGACGATGCAATCGGTGTGATTATGGACAGCATCACCGCACTGGACGAAATCGCATCTGTCGAACTCAATTCAAGTTATAACTTTACAGACGGATCAACAGGGGAATACAGGTATCAATCTGTATTCTCCCTTGTACATTATTAAGGAGGCACACAACATGGCAAACAATTCTGCGAATGTAACCGCAGGAAAGCCCCGGATCGGTGGCGGCATCTATATCGCCCCGGCGGGAACAACGCTCCCGACCGATGCAAAAACAGCCCTGTCGGCGGATTTCCTTGCTTTGGGTTACGTTTCCGAAGACGGCGTTGTCAACAGCAACTCCCCGGAATCTGAAAACATCAAGGCGTGGGGCGGCGACAACGTTCTGACCATCATGACATCCAGAGAGGACACATTCACGTTCACGCTGATCGAAGTGATGAACATCAATGTTCTCAAACTGGTTTATGGTGATGATAACGTTTCTGGCGCACTTTCCACAGGCATCACAGTCACCGCGAATAACGGCGAACTGGAATCCCATGTGATTGTAATCGACACGATCCTCAAGGGCGGCGTTATGCAGAGAACAGTGATCCCGGCGGGAACTGTTTCGGAAGTCGGTGACATCACTTATAAGGATGATGAAGCGGTCGGTTTCGAAACCACAGTTTCATGTGAAGCGGATGCATCGGGCAACACGCATTACACTTACATTCAGTCATAACGGAGGGGGAACATGAAAGAGGGTACAACGAAGAGCGGGTTCAAGTTCGCCATAGATGAAGCTGTTCTGGATAATATGGAACTGGTTGACGATCTGGAAGAAATCGACAGCGGAAACGCACTTGCAATCTCCAGAGTGTGCTTAAAGGTTCTGGGGAAGGAACAGCGTGACAGACTGTATGATCATCTGCGCGTTGATGGGCGTGTTCCGATCAAGGCGGCAACGGATGAGATCACAGAAATCTTCAATCTGGTGAACGCAAAAAACTGATTGTCCTCGCGCATCTTCGTGCGAGGCATCGGGACGAACTGATCTGCGATTTTGCAGAATTTTACAACCTTTATGATCTGGAATCGCTCCCGGCGAGGTATGCCGCAACACTTGCGGTCGGCCTCCCGGAGCGGTCGCGGATCGTGATGGCAATCAGCGGGACGAAGATGCCGACAGACACCGCGCTTCTGACGCTGATTTTTGATGTGGTGCACTGGCTCAAGTGGGCACAGACGAAGGATGCCGCAAAAGGGCAGAATCGTCCGAAATCGCTCTATGAATCACTCACCCAGACCGGGACAAAGGAAAAAATCGAATCGTTTGCCTCTGCTGAAGATTTCGAACAACAGAGGGCGGCGTTGTTAGGTGAAATAGATGGCAACAGAGATCGCGAAAGCATATGTTCAGATCATCCCACAGATGAAGGGCGTGAAGGCCGATCTGGAGAATGAACTCGGCGGATCGGCGGCGGCAACTGGTGAAAAGACTGGCTTTGATTTTGTCGGCGCACTGAAGAACGTGATCGCGGGTGCGGCAATCGGAAAGGTTGTCAAAGATGCCCTTGATGCGGGCGGCGCACTTCAGCAGAGTTTCGGCGGCTTGGAAACCATTTATGGCGAAGCGGCTGAAGGAATGAAAGACATGGCTGTTCAAGCGGCGGCGGCGGGCATTTCCGCGAATGACTATGCAGAACAGGCGGTTTCATTTGGCGCGGCTCTGAAACAGGCTTACGGCGGCGACACAGTGAAGGCGGCTGAAGCGGCAAACGCCGCAATCATGGCGGTTGCTGATAACTCTGCCAAAATGGGCACAGACATCGGTTCTGTCACTGCGGCGTTTCAAGGATTCGCAAAAGGCAATTATACACTCCTTGATAATCTGAAGTTGGGTTATGGCGGCACAAAAACGGAGATGGAACGCCTTCTTGCAGATGCCGAAAAGCTGACCGGGGTTCACTACGACATTGACAATCTGGGCGATGTTTACAACGCAATCGGCGCGATACAAGAGAATCTGGGCGTTGCAGGGGTCGCGGCAAAAGAAGCACAGACAACCTTCAGCGGATCGTTCGGAGCGATGAAGGCCGCGCTTCAGAACTTCTATGCGATGCTGACAACCGGGGGAGATGTTACCGGGGCATTAGATGCACTGGTGCAGAGCGCATCAACATTTTTGATCGGCAACCTTCTTCCGATGGTCGGAAACATCATCGCGGCGATTCCCGGACTGATCGCGCAGGGGCTTCAGACAATCGCGGTTCAAGCCCCGATCATTCTTGAACAGCTTGTCGGCATGGTTCGGGACATCCTCGCGAATCTTCAAACCGCATCCATGAGCATTCTTGAAACAATGGGCGGTGATTCGGTCATGAGGCTGATAGATGGCATCGTGACCCAGATTCCGATGCTCCTTGAACAGGCGGTTCAGATAATCGGATCATTCGCCCGGATGTTTATGCAGAACTTGCCCCAGATTCAGCAGAAGGGCGCAGAGATGCTTGAACGCTTGATCTCTGGCATCATGGAGGCGTTGCCGGGATTGATCACTACTGTCGGCGATCTGGTTGTATCATTTGCGGACACCCTCGCAAGCAACGCGCCGACCATCATGACGCAGGGCGTTCAGATGATCTTGACAATCGTGCAGGGCATCACATCCAGTTTGCCGCAGATTTTGACGGCGGCGACAACAGTGATCACAACTCTGGTTGGGACACTCGCGGAACACTTGCCGGAGATTCTTGAAACAGGAATCACAATCCTATTGATGCTGATTGAAGGATTGTTGAAGGCGATCCCGGATGTGGTCGCGGCAATCCCCCAGATCATTCAGTCAATCGTGAACACGTTCGGCGAATTTAACTGGGCGGAAATCGGACACAACATCATGGAAGGCATTAAAAACGGAATTCTTTCAAAGATCGATTCCGTCATTGAAGCGGCAAAGAGCGGCGCACAGCGTGTCCTTGATGCGGCAAAGGGATTTTTGCAGATCGGATCGCCTTCGAAGGTATTTGCGCGGGAAGTCGGTCGATGGATTCCCGAAGGCATCGCGATGGGCATCCGTGAAAACATGGATTCCGTCACGGATGAGATGCGCCGGGCGGCTGATCTTACGGAAATGGCATATTCCGCAAACGTGACAGCCCCGGACATGGAAGTCAATGCAGACAAGGATGAAACCCTGCTGATGATCCTCCAGATGCTTGTTCAGTACTTCCCGGAATTCGAAAAGAACAAAGGCGCGAACGCATCCGAAATTTATAACGTAATTAACAGACAGATGGGAATGGCGATCTTATGAGGCAGTTTAGTTTAATCAATGCAAACGGCGAAACATATGATCTTACGCTGAAATATTCGGCTTTTCTGCATTCCGTGGGCGGTCTGGGCGCAAAGTTTGACACAGAATTCCAGAGGATCGGCGGACACTTCAGCCTGTTGTCATATTACGCCGCACAGGGCAAGATTTCCGGGTCGGTTCATCTCTGGTCTGAAGCTGAATATTTCAGTTTCGCGAAATTCTGCCAGAGGCGACCGATCACCCTGCTTTACACCCGCGATGATGTCACCTTCAGAAGGGACGGAATCATCACATCAATCAGCAAGGACGAAACCGACCCTCTGAACGCCAACATTGAATTCACCTGTCAAACGCCGTTTTACTCGGTTGTCAGTGTTTACAATGAGGGTTCTGTCACAGGCGGCAAGGTTTATCCGTACACTTACGATTATGAATATGCAGAGAGCGCGGCGCAGTCAGTGACGATCACATCCGACAGCGCGAACGATTCACCATGCAGAATCACCATTTATGGAATAGCAGAGAATCCCACATGGTCACACTACTTAAATAACGAACTGATCGCGACCGGGAAGGTGAACGCGACAATCGCGGCGGATCGGAAACTTGTGATTGACACAACAGTGATCCCTTACCAAATCCATCTTTACGATTTGCAGGGGAATTTCGTGCAAGACCTTTACCAGAGTTCTGACTTCAGCACAGAACGATTCTTTTCTCTTGGGTATGGTCAGAACGTGATCTCTGTCAGCGCAGAGAATGTCGGCGTGATCCGTCTGGGCGTGGAAGGAATGATTGAATATGAATCCGTATAATGTGGAATTTTTCTCCCAGAACTTCACTCTGAAGCATCACACGAATGTCGATTCGGTTTCTTATTCCGTGGATTACCTGTCACCGAAAACGAACACGATCACGGCGCGATTCTCACAGGACTATTCAACCGGGGATTACGTTCGGATTTACCGGGGCGATGAAAGTTACTTCGGCAGGGTGAAGGGAATCACGATTGTCAATGCGGCGGGAACGGCGGCATCCGTGGAATATGAACCATTTGAAATGCTGTTCAATGCTGAAATCATGTTCGATGTCACACAGCAGGGGACAAAGAGCATTGAACAGACAATCGCCGATTCCATAACAGCATGGTGGATTTCAAACAGTGACCAGGCGCAGAATGTTCCGGGACTGAACGTGACAACAACATCGACAACAGCGTGGAACTTTCAACTTCAGCCATCGGTTGAGGGACTGAATTACAGAACTGTGAATCTGTACAATGAAATCATTGTCCCGGCGATGTCCCGCCTCGGCGTGGGTGTTTACGTTTCCCCCGATCCATACAATCAGCAGATTGATGTGGTGGTCGGCAAGGCGAACGCATCGACATACACAGTTGAGGCAGATCTTCCGAATGTGATTGTTTCGAACATCGTGCTGAATGAAACGGCGGAAGATACGAACAAACTGATTGTTTATAACGCTGTCGATCTGGTCAGCACGATAACATACTACAAACACCCGGATCGAAGCTATGACACGCAGAACAGCAACAGGATCACCCCGGTCATTTACAAGATCGCGACAGTCACACCGAATGAAGATGACACGTTCGCAGACCTTGCCGCAAGGGAGGCCGCGAAACTGTTTGAATCAGCAAGCTATAACAATCTGATCGAACTCACGATCTTGAATGACGATGCTCTGGTCGGCGCGAAAACAATGCTGATCGGGCAGACTGTGAACATTATTTCGGACGGCGTTTCATATCCCTCGCTCTTAACCGGGCGGGAGGTTGGAAAGGTAACTAAGTTGATTTTCGGAACAATCCGAATCGACCTCACAACGATTCTAAAACAAAGGAGTGCAAACAATGCCTAACATCCGATTGGTCACCTTTTCGGGTGAAACTGTCACGCCTGTTGATGATGCTTTAGTCTACCAGACTGCCATATCTGACAGCGGCATCATTTACGGCGCAACAGTCACCTTATCCGGGACAAACACCCTCCACGTTGCGGCGGGGTATGGCATCGCATCGGGCAGATTTTTCGAAATCTTCGATGCTGATATCATTGTCCCGCTGTCATCGTCTGGAACGCTGAACGGACAGCTTTATGTTCACATGGACTTGAGTTCATCGCTGTCCCCGATTGACATCCTGTATGAAACGGCCTCCTCGCTGACCCCGATGCAACAGGATTCGAATGTCAACATCACGAATGGCATTTATGAAATTCAGCTTGCCACATTCAAAATCAGCACAACCACAATCAGCGGCCTCGCATACACCGCGCCGATTGTATCCGGGGCGGGCGCAGGGCTGATTGGCGAGGCAGAGAATTCCAACCGGGCATCGAAAGCCTATGCGGTCGGCGATCTGATGATCTGGAACAACAAGCTCTGGAAAGTCACCACAGCAATCGCACAGGGCGGAACGATCACTGTTTCGAAGCTGTCTGCGTCAAACGTGATCACTGAAATCAAATCAATCAATACCAAAATGGGCGGTTTTAGTTTCGGCTTTACAACCGACAACAAACCGGGCTTCCTCGCGCCGGGTGCTGATTCAGTCATCCCTTTTAGCGGGGTTGATCTGATCAATGAACTGGATGCCACATTCACAACAGGGCAACAGGTTGTACTCGCGCAGAATGTCAGTTTTGCGGATTATGATTGGATTGGCGTTCGGATTTATCACGCTGATGAGTGGTCACCGCTGAACTATTTGCGGTTCATCATTGGAAGTTATACTTACCAGTTTTCGACTTATTGCAATAACGATGGCACTGACCCGCGAGGCACTGCGGGATATTTTGGAATGTTCATGCCATGCCCGGCAACAGATACAGGGGACTTTGTCATGAACACCACATCAATCACCGGGTCATATTATGAAGTCGGTCATTATGAAGTTTATGGAATCAGAGGAGGAGGAACAACATGATTATCTCACAAAGCGGAATGATTGATCTTGTCCCGGAATACAACCGCGCACTGCGTCCGATCTTCTGCGTGTCTGAAGGCGATGCCGACAGCCGCATGATCAACATCACAGTACAGAACGCCGGGAATAATTTCAACATCCCGGAAGGTGCGAATGTTTATGTCGCCGGGAAGAAACATGACAACACAATATTCACATATGAATGTTCATATTCCGGGTATATTGTCACGTTTCCGATCACGGAACAGATGTCAGCGGTCAGCGGCCTTGTCCTGTGTGAAATTCAGATTGTAGTCGCGGGCGATCCGCTTGGCTCGGCGAACTTCTGCTTCTGGGTTGAACCTTCCCCGATTGAAAACGGAACAACTTCCGAATCCGATCTCAATATTTTCGTGCAGGCAATTTCAGACCTCGGCGGATATGAGTTCTTAACAGATGAAGTCGCGGTTCTGTCTGCCAGAATGGATCAGTTTGCCCGCCTCCCGGATGGAAGTCTCAGCACGGCGGCAGATGCTGAACTGGCGGACATCCGCGTCAAGGCAGACGGAACTACTGCAAGCACGGCAGGCGATGCGGTGCGCGAACAGGTCACTGAATTAAAGGATGGCTTAGGTTATCACACTGCTGGATTCTGGAATATCGCTCGCGGTGGTTATGTCAACCTGATCCATGCAAATGGAATCGAAGATGGCGTATACTACGAGT